ATTATATCGTCACCATATACCTTAAATTCTGGTTTCTGGTTCGATTCGCACGCGGCGGCATGGCAGAGTGACGCAAAAAGCAACGTCTCAAGCGGAAAGCAGAAGCCGTTACCCATGCTGGCAAACTTATGATAGCGCTTCACAACGCCGTCTAGTCTGTAGCACGGAGAACGGAGTGAGTTCAGAAAATCGAACCACTCCGGTGGCAGCAAAAAGCGACACAGCTCTATCGACATGCTATCACTAGCACTAGACAGATCTATGGTCGCCCATGCGTCAGGTTCCTGCCAATGGAGACTCCCCTCACGGGAAAGCTCCTGGTTAGGTTCCTGATACCTAAGATCGATGCCGACACGTTTGAGCTTCTTTCGAAGCACTTGGTCGACACCTTTCTGAAGGTAACCATTCAACAACGGCTCGACAGCTATTGTCCTCTCGGTCAATGCTGTCTTGGGCACGAACGTGATGTTATTGTAGTCTACAAAACGCGCCTTCTTCTCAAAAGCCCTGTTAAAGGCCTCCGGGTCGACACAAAAGATGCCATTGTTGTTCTGCTCAGCTAAGAGCTCGACTAGATGGATATCATCTTTCATTGCAGCGCGTGCATAGTAGTAAGCACCAGGTGTGACGGTCCAATCATCACTCAAAAGCTTCCGAGCTAGATTGGTTGCATCACCGTGTACACCTATAGAGGCGCCAGCTCCGAACTGACAGTGCTCCCAGATGTCCTCGAGACGTAAGTCACCGAGAACATATGAGATAAACGACCGAGCCCTTGAAAGAGCCCTTTCGTTCGGACTGCGAACCTTGCGGTAAGCAATAAACCTTTGATTCACGCGCTTGCATTTATGCTCGCTCGCGACAAAGGTCTGTAGAGCCTTTTCCCTTGGATTGGTGTTAAGCCAGCCCGCTGGGTAAGGATACTTCCGAAAAACACTAGCCAATTGAACGTTCAGCCGATGCTCGGCCGGCGACCTGTACTCTGCGGTCGCGAAACGTTCTGCACAAGCTAGGACAGCGTTCCAATCCCCCCGATTAACTAGGGGGAGAAGTTCGCTACTCTGCTCGCACTCGACGGAGCTCAACAATGTTCTCGCGAAGACCTGGAAATTACTACCAGAAGTCTCAGCGAGTTTGTTGTTGAGTTGTACCAACTTCTCCAACTTGTAGGGCTTCATTACGACGTCCTTCAGTTTGGCTCAGGTAGAGATACCCGAGTACAACGATCAATACCACGACAAGTGTCATGGCATAAACAAACGCCAGAAAGTCCTTCATTTCAACTCCTTTGCGGAGATTAACCACCCTATGGTAGAGTGATCGACCGCCGATTAGTAGTTGATTTGTTGGTTCTTGACGTGAGTCTTGAACGTGGCCGACGCAAGGAAGGCCCCGAAATCGTTGAGGAGAGAGTCGATGTTGGCACCTGAAGCACCGACCGGAACAGACACCTGAACATCGATGATCGCATCCCAGGTAGGGGTGAGAGCGCCGGTGAGGGTGAGAGTCCGAGTCAGTTTGGCACTTGTCTTTCCTACACCGCTGAACGAGGCCGTCGGCTTAGGCGACACTCTCAGAAGGCGACAAACGTCCTTCACTGTGAGAGTATTGCTTGGGCCGGCGTACAAGTACGCGTTGTTGCCGGACGCAGAGTCCTGCGCGTAGGTAAGTGCATTGATGGTCAACGACATGAGGGTAACCCCTTATTTGAACTGCATGGAGAAAATAAACCCAGCTCTCACCTAAAAGATGAGACGATTCAGTGCCTGTTTCAAAAGGGCAACTGCATCAAGTGCTCGATTCCAATGGTCGAACCGGAAATCGGTTCGAATAACCAAAGAAGTTGAGTACTGCGTCAGGTCTATCGAATCGTGACGGTTTTTAACAGTAACGATTTCCCGAAGGTAGTCGCTAATGCTACCAGACATGACGTATCCAGGATTGGTATATACCACAGCTGTAGGACTAGAGACAGTTGTCTTTTTGTCCACAACGAAGTAGCTACCACCCCTGGGTGTCACGCTGATACGAGGAAGGTTGGCGTATATCAGGTCACCGATATTCGCTACCCAGTCGTAGGTGAAGGATAACCGTGTGAGTTCCCACGGTAGAGCCAAGAAGTTATGCCAGGTTATTCCCATGGCATCCCAACCAGTTCTTATGTACTCATCGAC